AACGATGTTCATTTGGTTGTTGTTTGCCGTTGCTGCTGCGATCGCTGCCAAGTAGTTATTTCTTGCGGTGTCTTTTTCTTCTGCCCGTTGCTGAAGCCGTAACAATCTGTCCGCAGCGCTTTCGCCTCCCTTTGCATTTTGGATCTTGAGCACTTGCGAAAATGCGCCTGCCGTGCCCTGCATGAGTGCGGCAGGGTTCTTGAGTTCTTCCATCGCTCCCACGCTGCGCTCAAGTTCGTCAGCAAGTTGCGCTGCACCCGCTGCGAAAAGATCAGGCCGATCCGCAAGAGTCATTTTCAGTTCTTCCATTTTTCTGCGATAGGTTTCGAGCGGGCTTTCAATGTTGGATAGCTCGCGAATCCATGCGGGCATATTGTCGCCACCCATGAATGCGTTAAAGCCTGCGAGGTCGGGAGGAGTTAGCGCATCGAACTGGGCCTGAATTGCTGCAATGGTGTTGCCATATTCTTCGTTGGTGATAGTGCCTGCGGCGAGTTGCATATCTAGGGCTCTAAATGCTTCGCCTTTAAGCTGACCCATCATGCGCTCAAATCTCTCTGCGGAAATGGTGCCGAGATCCATCTGCCTTTTAAACACGGCGATCGCACTTCCTGTGGTTGATGTCAAACCAGACATAAAAGCGCCTTCACCAATAGTGCCAGCGGTGAAAGAATCTGTAAGCTTTCGGAATGCTTCGCCGATATTTCCTAGCGCATCGCCGAACCAGTTCTGTCCCTTCATGCTTGCCATTAGTTTCGTAACAAATTCACTGGTAAAAGTGTTTGCTAAGTTTGTTCCGGTGTTTCCAATGGCGTCGCTGACTGCTTTAAGTGCGTCTCGCATTCTCGCTTTGATTGCCTCGGGGTCAATTTGAGTGCTACCGCTAGGAGATAATGCAGCAGCGGTGGCACCGATCCCGCCGCCAATCAGCGCCATCGGCACTGAAAGTGTGCCACCCGTGACTAGACTTCCAGCGGCACCCGCACTAAAACCAATACCAAAGCCAGCAATAATTTTGCCAAACTTTTCGAGACCTCCGACTGCGTTAATGATTTCATTTAAAATGTCTACCGTTGCCAACATTACCGACTGCATTGCAGCGATCACACCCTGTGCAAATCCAACTACAACACCGCGAATGTTTTGTATATTTCCGGCAGCTACATCCGCACCGCCCATAGTGGTGAAGAAGTTCACCAGACCCGAGAACGCTTGGAATAAAACATCCCGCACCACCGAGAGAACCATGCCGATGTTTTTGAGTGCAGGAACTAGAGAGTCAAAGTTCGACCTCAGATTTTGCATGAAGCCGATGAGACCGCCCGAAAAACCCTTGAGATCCAACGCTTCCACGATCACTGCGCCAAACTCGGTAAAGAATCCCTCGACTTCGCCAGCGAGGCGGGCGTAAATGCCTTTGAGGGTTCCCGCTTGCGCCTCCGCTTGTTTGATCACATCAGCGTTGTTCTGCATCCCTGCAAGTGCGTTGACCGCATCTGCCGTGCCCACAGCGCCAGTTGCCAACATTCGCATTGCTTCTTCTGCGCTGATCGCTCGACCCTGCACCGCACTTAACCTCTGCGCCAGTGCATCGTAAACCGGCAGGCCCATCGCTGCGAGCGCTGCGAAATCATCCTTGGAAGCTTGACCGGTGCGGGTCATGTTCTGGGCGACTTCCCCTAATTTGTTAAAGACATCGGTGGCACCCGAACCAGCAACCAACGAAGTGCGCCCGAAGCTTTCAATCATCCTCGCAGCGTCTTCGCCCGAGACGCCGAGACCGAGAAATCCGGTGGCAAGTTTCCCCACTACATCTTGAGCGATGCGCCCTTGATTGGCGATCTCGCCCATCACGCCACCAAGACGGTCTGCACTGGCTTCGCCTGCGAGCCCCTTGATGCGGGTCAGGATCTCTTCGGTGTTTGCGAAGGCCATCACCGCACGGTCGTAGATTTTGTAGACGCCATAGGAAGCGAGCGCGCCCCCAATAGCGGTGACCGGGTTCATGATGAGGTTGGTGACGCTTTTAAAAATAGAAGAGGCAGCGGACTTGATTTTGGTTTCGACATGGGTGAGAAAGCTGGCGAGCTTCGACTTGGCTTGCGATTCTTTGGCGCCATCGCCACCACCCACTGGAGCTTGCCCGCCCTGGGTAAGTAGCTTCAGCGCATCCTTGCCTGAGATCGCGCCCGCTGCGATCCGCTTCATGACCTCGGCAGTTGTGACCGCTTTGCCCTCGACCTTGCTGAGTTCCTTCGCCATCGCATCAAACGCTTTCACCCCCATGCTCTCGAGAGCTTGGATGTCTTTCAATAAGACTTTGTCAGACTCGCCGATCTTTCCGAGGATGCCTGCGAAAGCTTTCGACGCTTCGCCTGCATTCTTGGCAAACTTGCCTATCCCTTTTGCGAACTTGTCTAGGGTGCTGGTAATCGTGTCCGCGTCGAGGCCGAGCTTCTTTAGCGAGACCGCAAAGGCAAGAGCATCGTCTGCTCCGAGCTTGGAAGTCTTGGCGAACTTGTGCAAGGCATCGCCCATGACCCCAGCGACATCATCATCGAAGTGCTTCGAGGCCTCGGCAGTTACTGCCTCGAGGCCTGACATATCCTCTTTGACTTTGTCAAGGTTGGTGATGAAGTCGGTAATGGAAAGACCCATCGAAACATTTAATGATCCGATAGTTTTTGCCATCATCGACTCCTAGGTTTTCTTTGAGCCCATCGCTGTCGCCCACGCTTTGAGCCCGGCGAAGTTATCGGCTTTCTTGTTTTCCCCGTACCAGTCCGGGATGAAGTCCTTCACCTCGAGAACCTTTGTCTCAGATCCGCGCCACACATTCGCCGTTGTGCTGCACACCTGCGCTGCATGAATGTCGGCACGGTCTGCATCAAGTGGCTCGATAGTTGAGAAAGCCATCCACTCGGTCAACTCCTGGGCATCCATGCCATCTAGGAGTTCCGAGACTGTTTTCTTTAAGTGCCCAGCCAGACGGAATAGAAACCGCCTCCCCGGACGCTCAATTAGTTTTTTCTTGCGTCTTCAACTGCTCCGCCACTCATGCCGTTATGCTTGGCGCACGCGTCGAAGAGAATACCCACAAGAGGCGCAGGCATCTCGCCTACAGCATCAACCTCGGCATCGGTAAAGATTCGCTTGCCCGCTTCATCTGCGATGGATCTCACCACCAGCTTGGCTCGGATGTTGGACAGGTTGCCCGACTTCGAGCCCGCTGAGATTTCGCTTTCAAGTTGATCACGCTCGCGGGAGCTAATCACTCGGAGGAATACTTTGCCACCAAGCTCGGGGATCTCAATCTCCCCAAGCTTGTACGCGCTGCCCGCGCTCAATAGTTTTGCCTTATCTAAAATGTGAAACTCCTTAATCAAAAGCGTAGGTGATTTTGCCTACTGGTTTAACGCCTACAGTGGCTTTGACCGTGTTGTCGCCCGTTGCCACGCCATCGACTTGAAACTTCGTAACGATACCATCAAAGGTGATGGTCGAAGTATCGGCAAGGGTGATCACGCATTCTTTTGCTGCGCCGTAATCTTCGATGTAACCGTTGATCGTGCCGAGTGCTGCGGAGCCAACGCCCACGATTGCGGTTGCTGACATCTCGCCACCATCGATCATCCCGCCAGCGTATTCTTTCGCATGGTCTGGGCTCAAGAGGTTAGTTATGTCAACGGTTCCACGGGTCGCACTGGGTGGTGTGATGTCGGTCACACCGGTGAGGGTGGTGCCGCCGATCGTGATTGCCGTGCCTTGGGTTAAGACTGCTGCCATGCTAAGACTCCCTATAGATGATGGAAAAATCCAAAGACGAGTGATAAAACACGGTGTCCGAGCCTTCAAAAAACTCGGGTTGATCCTGTTCGTCACTCACGCTAACACCGAGAATCGTGACACCTGCCGAGGTGCCTCGAAAGTTGTCCATCACCAGACGCATCTGGTTGAGGATGGTTTCGACTTCCGATTGAGTTGTTGCGATCACATCGCATTGCATTCGCACTTCAGGCACCTTGGTGTTGCCTGCGTCAAGCGTTGCCGACCTTATGGTGCTGATGCGGTGGTAAACGATGTAGGGAAGCGTGGGCTTTTGTGGTGCTCGACCGGGATAAATGCGAGTTGCCACAAGACCAGAAAGGGTAGCATCGTCAATTAGTCGGGCTCGAAGGGCTTTGCTGGCACTCATGATGAGCCCTCATTGATGGTGTCGTTGAGCACCTTTGCCATCACATCAATCGCCTTAGTCTTGTTGCTATCCCATGCCCTGCGAAGAAAAGGAAACGGTGCTGAGCCTGGGTGAATCGATCCTTGCGCTTTTTTGACTGCGCCTTTTCTCTTGAGCAAGATGTCATTTGTCAGGTCGTTCTTGCCCGTGGGATGCGCTGCGGTGCCGTACTCAACTAAGTGAGCGTACTTGGTCGGGATGCGATCAACGCCTCCAATGTTTTGCCCTGCTCTGCGCTTTGCTCCGATGACCGAGAATGCGAACTGGTTGCCCTTGCGAAGCACTACTTTTTCTTTAGATCCAATCGCGTCGTAAAGGATCGAATACTTCCTGCGCACGCTGCTCTTCGCATCGGTCACGATAAGTGCAC